GCTGGGAGTGCCGGGCGCTGCAGGGGCGGGAGAGGCAGATAAAGGCGCAGGAGCGGCTGGCGAAGCTGTCGCCGGAAGTGGAGCAGATGGTTCGAGAGGCGCTGGCGAGGAGGGCGGGAAGTGATCGCAGCCAAGCGGATGCAGGCACTCGGCAGGCTTAAGGCCGGCCAGCTCAACAAGACCGAAGAGGCATACCGGCAGCATCTGGAGCTGCGAAAGGCCGCAGGCGAGGTGGCCTGGTACCGGTTCGAGGGTATCAAGCTGCGCCTAGCGGACAACACGTTCTACACGCCGGACTTTGCCGTGATGCTGGCCGATGGGGCGATGGAGCTCCACGAGGTCAAGGGCTACTGGCAAGACGACGCGCGGGCCAAGACCAAGATTGCGGCCGACCAGTATCCGTTCCGAATCATTGCCGTGACCGCAAAGAGCAAGAAGGCGGGCGGTGGCTGGGCTGTTGAAGAATTCTGAGGGGGAGACCGGTATGAAGCGAAGCGCGCAAAATCTTTTGACCCAGTGGGGCGTCTGGACCTGGCAGAACACGGGCGTGCCGCGTTACGTATCGCCGCTGCTGGCGATGATGCGAGACGCGATTCCTGGCGTGCATGGGAAATCCGCAGCGATCTCGGATGAGGATGCCGAGGAGATTTCAGCAATCCTTGCGCGGCTGAACCAGCGCTACCCGAAATCCTATGAGGCGATTGAGCTCTACTACCGATTCGGTCGGACTCAGGAGCAGGTGGCTCGCTTGATGGGCGAAAAGCGGCTCAAGGCCAGAGAGTGGATCATGGCAGGCGAGTGCTATGTGCAGGCCGTGCTTGATATGCGAGAAAGTCGTTGCAATGTTGACGAGAAAATGAGACATTGTGCCTAGATTGCGGTTTTGCCGCAAAAGATAATCTAAGCCCCGATTCGGTCATCCGGTCGGGGCTTTTTCATGCGCCACGTTTTTCCCATTTGCGGAATCGTGGCGCGAGCATTCAAAGCCCGGCCAAGTGCTGGGCTTTATCGTTTCTGGCTCCTCGTTCCTTTGCTCTCTGGCGGGTTGCGATGCGAGCCACCTATTCGCCCGGGACGGGCTATCGAGTATGCAAACCATGGCAGAACCAGCCTCGACCGCCGCCGGCGCCGTGCTTGCGAAGTACGGCGTCGCCATAGCTGGGTTCGCCGGCTCCATCCTGTCGCTGTCGTTCCTGCGCGGGTTGAACCGAAAGCAGGCCTCTGCCGCCGTGCTGACCGGCTTCCTGTCGTCGGTATTCACCACCCAGCTCGTGGTCGCGTACTTCGGCCTGCCGGGCGATACCGAATCGAAGAACGGCGTGGCGTTCCTGATCGGCCTGCTGGCAATGAACATCATCCCCGCCATCAAGGCCGCAGCGGAGCGCCTGCTGGCATCGCGAGGCGCCTGACCATGGTGACATCCATCCTCACTGGCCTGGATGGCGTGCTGTGCATTCTCGTGGTCCTGGCTGCACTGGAGTTTCTGCGCTCCGTCCACCTACTCGAGCATCCCATCCTGAGCGTTTCGTTCTACATGGTGGCCATCGGCGCCTTCGGGCTGTTGGTGGAGATCGCGCAGGGCTGCGCGCCGTCGCCGTGGGCTGTCCTGCTGCATCTCGGCGTCGTTACCTGCCTGTGGTCGCATCGGCGCGAGATATTCAGCCGGTCCTGGAATTGGAGTAGGCAGCTATGAGCCTGAAATCGTTTGCGAGGTAAGCATTGATGGCGAAGCTCAAGATGCACCGGCCGGCAATCAAGATGGCCGATACCCAACGGGTCAAGGTGGCGGTGGTCGCTGATCGGCGGATCACGGGCCGAAGGCTGCAGGCCCGCCGGCTGGCCGTCTGGCAGCGCGATCCTACCTGCGCGGTTTGTGGTCGCGTGGTGGCTTACCCGGCCGGCTTCGAGCTGGATCACGTCGTCCCGCTGTTCATGGGCGGCGAGGACGTCGAGGCGAACTGCCAGATCCTGTGCGTCGACAGCCCGGACGGCCTGCATGAGGGATGCCACTCGCGGAAGACCCGGGCTGACCTGAGCGGGCAGTGAAGGGGAGGGGGAGGGTCGAAACTTCCAGGCCTCGCCGACAGGAAACCGCCCGTTCCCCCATTTGCAGATTATTTCCCCGTTAACGAAGGTCGTTAACCATGGCGTTAACTGAACAGAAGCGCCGGTATGCCGCTGCGCGGCTGTCCGGTTTTGGCAAAAAGGCCGCCGCCATCGAGGCCGGATGCCCGGAGAAAACCGCCGCCCAGGCGGCATCCCGCTACGAGAAAGATCCGGATGTGCAGGCCGCCATGGGGCGCGTTGTCGCCGTGCAGGAGCATACGCAGCAGGCTCCGCCAGCGGTCGATCCGAACCCGCATATCCCGGCGGCCGCCGACGATCCGCTGGAGTTTATGCGGCAGATGATGAACGACCTGGTGGCCGACCCGAAGCTGCGGCTGGATGCGGCCAAGGCACTGGCGTCTTTCACGATTGCCAAGCCAGGCGAGGCCGGAAAGAAAGATCAAAAGGCCGATGCAGCCAAGCAGGCGGGCAAGGGTAGGTTCGCGGCGGCGCCTCCGCCACTGCGCGCGGTGAAGTGATATGCCCGAGTGGTCCACAGCTTGCCCTGATTGGGGCCGCCGCCTGCTGGCCGGCGAAACGATCATCCCGCCGCCGATCTTCCCCGAGGAGGCCGAGCGCGCCCTGGAGGTGTTCAAGCAGCTCAAGATTGTCGACGCCCCCGGCAGTCCTACCTTCGGCGAGGCCTGCGCCTCCTGGGTATTCGATCTGGTGGCCTCGATCTTCGGCGCCTATGACCCGGAGACGGGCCGGCGGTTGATCACCGAATGGTTCATCCTGATTCCGAAGAAAAACTCAAAATCGACCATCGCGGCCGGGATCATGATGACCGCCCTGATCCTGAACTGGCGGCAGTCCGCCGAGTTCTCGATCTTGGCGCCGACCGTCGAAGTCGCCAACAACGCCTTTGCGCCGGCCCGCGACATGACTCAGCGGGACGACGACCTGGACGCGCTGATGCACGTCCAGACCCACATCAAGAGCATCACCCACCGCGAGAGCCGCGCCACCCTGAAGGTGGTGGCGGCAGACTCCAACACCGTGGGCGGCAAGAAGTCGGTCGGCACCCTGGTCGACGAGCTGTGGCTATTCGGCAAGCGGCACGACGCCGAGAACATGCTGCGCGAGGCCATCGGTGGTCTGGCATCGAGGCCGGAGGGCTTCGTGATCTACCTGACCACGCAATCGGACGAGCCACCGGCCGGGGTGTTCCGCCAGAAGCTGCAATACGCCCGCGACGTGCGTGACGGCGTGATCGAGGACAAGCGCTTCGTTCCGGTCATCTTCGAGCACCCGACCGAGATGGTCGCCCGCAAGGAGCACCTGCAGGTCGAAAACCTGGGTTTGGTCAATCCGAACCTCGGCTACTCGGTCGACGAGGAGTTCCTGCAGCGCGAGTACGCCAAGGCCAAGGTATCGGGCGAGGAGTCGTTCCGCGGCTTCCTGGCCAAGCACGGGAACGTCGAGATCGGCCTGGCGCTGCGCTCGGATCGCTGGGCCGGCGCGGACTTCTGGGAGACCTGCTCCCGCCGGGGCATCACCCTGGACCGCATCATCGAGCGCTGCGAGGTGGTCACCGTCGGCATCGACGGCGGCGGCCTCGACGATCTCCTCGGCCTGGCCGTGGTCGGCCGCGACCGTGAAACCCGCGAGTGGCTGGCCTGGTGCCGGGCCTGGGCGCATCCGTCCGTCCTGGAGCGCCGCAAGGACATCGCCGCCAACCTGCACGATTACGCCCGCGAGGGCGACCTGGTGCTGGTCGCCAAGATCGGCGACGACGTCGAGGAGGTGGCCGACATCGTGCACGAACTCGACCAGGTCGGATTGCTGCATCAGGTCGGCGTCGACCCGGCCGGCATTGGCGCCATCCTCGAGGCCATCGTCGGCCGTGGCGTCGAGCAGGACAAGGTGGTCGGCGTCAGCCAGGGCTGGCGGCTCGGCGGGGCGATCAAGACCACCGAGCGCAAGCTGGCCGAGGGCGGCCTGCTCGTCGCCGCCCAGCCGATGATGGCCTGGTGCTGCGGTAACGCCCGCGTCGAACCGCGCGGCAACTCGATCCTCATCACCAAGCAGGCCAGCGGCTCGGCCAAGATCGACCCGCTGATGGCGCTGTTCTGTGCGGTATCGCTGATGGCTACCAACCCGGCTGTGCCCACGGGTGGGCTCTCCGACCACATTCTCAAACACGGAATCAGGACGCTCTGATGGGCATGATTGCAAAACTGCGCAGCCTGTTCGGCACCAAGAGCGACCCGGTGCCGATCGACACCGCGGCGGCCCTCGCCGCGGCGCTGGGCGGCGGCTACCAAACCGTGACCGGGCAGAGCGTCAGCACCGTCCGCGCCATGCAGATGACCACTGTGTTCGGCTGCGTCCGGGTACTCGCCGAGTCGGTCGGCATGCTGCCCTGTCGCTTGTTCAAGCAGACGGGGAGAGCCCTGCAGGCGGCGACGTCTCACCGGCTCAGCTATCTGCTGAGCGTGGCGCCGAACGGCTACATGACCAGCCAGGAATTCTGGGAGCTGCTGATCGCCTGCCTGTGCCTGCGCGGTAACTTCTACGCCTACAAGGTCGTCGCGCTGGGCCAGGTCGTCGAGCTGCTGCCCCTCGATCCGGGCTGCGTCACGCCGAAGCTGAACGACGACTGGACGGTTTCCTACCGGGTCTCCTTCCGAAACGGCGAGGTGCGCACCCTGAGCCAGGATGAGCTCTGGCATGTCCGCCTGTTCACTCTGGACGGGCTGCACGGCTTGAACCCGATCGCCTACGCCCGCCAGGCCATCGCCCTGGGGTTGTCGACCGAGGAGCACGGCTCGCGCCTGTTCACCAACGGCGCCGTGACCTCCGGCGTGCTGCAGACCGAGCAGACGCTGATGGACGAGGCCTTCGCCCGGCTGAAAGCGCAGTTCCAGGGCGAGCACATGGGCGTCGCCAACGCCTACCGGCCGATGATTCTGGAGATGGGCCTCGACTGGAAGCCGATCAGCCTGAACGCCGAGGACTCGCAGTTCCTCGAGACTCGCAAGATGCAGCGCGACGAGATCTGCGCCATTTTCCGCGTGCCGCCGCACCTGGTCGCCAATCTGGACAAGGCCACCTTCAACAACGTGGAAAACCTCGGGCTGAGCTTCGTCAACTATGCCCTGGTTCCGTATCTGACCCGGATCGAGAACCGCATCCGGGTCGGCCTGCTGAACGACAAGGACCGGGCCGACCACTACGCCAAATTCAACGCCGGGGCCCTGCTGCGCGGCGACCTGAAAGGCCGCTACGAATCGTATGGGCTCGGCATCAACTGGGGAATCCTCAGCCCCAACGACTGCCGCGAACTGGAAGACCTCAACCCGCGCGACGGCGGCGACATCTACCTGATCCCGCTCAACATGACCACCAACCCGGAGGCCGCGAATGGCAACCAAGCAACGCCTTGATATACCGCTGACCCTCAAATCGGTCAGCGATACCGGCGAATTCGACGGCTACGGCTCCGTCTTCGGGGTCAAGGATTCCTACTCCGACATCGTGATGCCCGGCGCCTTCCAGAAGTCGCTGGCCGCCTGGCAGGAAAAGGGCCGGCTGCCGGCCCTGCTCTGGCAGCACGACATGGCCGAGCCGATCGGCATCTACACCGAGATGCGCGAGGACGCCACCGGCCTCTACGTGAAGGGCCGGCTGCTGATCGAGGACGACCCGCTGGCCAAGCGGGCGCATGCCCACATGAAGGCCGGCAGCCTCTCGGGGCTGTCGATTGGCTACCTCCTCAACGACTACGAGTACGACAAGGACAAGAGCGCGTTCCTGCTCAAGGAGATCGACCTGTGGGAAGTCTCCCTGGTCACCTTCCCGGCGAACGACGAGGCGCGCATTGCCGACGTGAAATCCCTGCTGGAGCGCGGCGAGACGCCGCCGCCCAGCAAAGTGGAGCGAGCCCTGCGAGAGGTTGGGTTTTCCGGCTCCCAGGCCAAGGCCTTCATGGCCAAAGGCTACAGCGCCATTTCTCCGCGCGAGGCGGGCGCCGATGAAGCGCTGCAATCCCTGAAATCCCTGATCAACCGCATCTAAGGAGGCCGCCATGGCCGTAGAAATCAAAGACGTACAGGAAGTGGCCGAAGCCCTCGGCAAGAAA